TTAGATACAGCAATATATCCATCTATTCCATGCTGTAGTATGCCAGCTAGCACGGCTCTTTCTGAACCTATGTCAGTTAATTTTGTCTCCATATTACTTACCAGTACACCTATTGCAACGATGAAATTCTCCATACACAAACTTAGGATCAGCTTTAAATACTTTGCCACAAACGTGACATTCTAGATCCACCTTTTTTGCGGCTTCTCTTCGTCTAGGAGTTCGCTCAAACTCTGGAGTTTCTATATCTCTAAACTCGCCGTTATCTACCCAGTTGTTTTTTCTACCTTTCACGGGTTCTTTTCTCCTATTATTAGTGTTATTATTCTCGACTTTTTTAACTATAAAGTTTTCATCTACTACAACTGAAGATGAATTATTAATTCTTTTATTTGTTTCTATCTTAGGCTCTGGCTTTGGTTGTAATAGCTGTTCATCCTTCTGATTCATGAGTGCTTCCATTAACTTAGTTTTTTGCTCACTTGATAGTGAAGCTAAGAAATCATCAAAACTCATTGTCTTTTCCCCTTTTCTAACAGTATATCGGCCTTGCGTTTTAATTCATATACTTTTCCATCTAAAGATTGCAGTCTAGCTTCCGCTACCTCTCTCATGTTTTCTAAAGATGCCGCATAAGAATTACTTTGTGATAATATATGTTTTTTAGATTCGTGCTTAGTATATTGACCAAACTCATCACTATATTTAACAATCAATTTTTCCATTTGATCATTACACCAATTTAATGCAACTTTATTTTTATTAATTTCATCTTGAATATATGTTGCGTATCCATATATTAGATATGCCGCATCAAATAATTCTTGCTGATTATACTTTTTTAATTGATCTAAAGATAAATCAGAAACTAATAAATATTCTTCTCTAAAAGAAGCAAATTTAGTATTACTAGAGTTAATATAATCATTTATAGATGATATATAATCAGCTAGTTTTTCAGACGCTTTTAATTCTTTTTCGCCACTCATCGTCACTTTCTGAATATTTTAGGGTTATCAATTCGATTCCATTCAACTCACACCAGCTTATCTTATCATCGTCACGAACTTGTCCTTTTATGAAGTCTGCTTTGCTTCTATGAAAGAATGGATTGTACTCATAGTGCTGCTCTCCATGAACCTCAACTCCTAGTTTAATAGAAGGAATGTAAAAGTCAAGGTATAGCACAGATTTTCTGTGCAAGGCTGTACTTCCCGGCAACTTTACTTCTTCTAATATTCTATAACTATTGTAGATTTCTTTTAGTAAGTTTCTAGCCCGTACATGATATTTAGATCGCTTACGCTTGTCATCATCAAAAACATCATATCCTGTTAGATTCCATGTGTATTCTTTGCCATTTATTCCAGTGATTTTCATAAATTATTTTTAGCGTAAAATGCGTCACCCCAAGTTGTCCCAGCCATATTAGTTTCTAGTCTGTTAAATCCAAAATCTCTTAAAAAAGCGTCAACCTCATGTAACTTTGCACAGTCTGTATATACGTTATCAATATTGACTTCGGATATTATGTAATCAATATGATTTAATGTCTTCGTAGCACCTTTAAGTACTTCAAGTTCATAACCTTGAACATCCATATTAATAAGATTGAACTTATCAGTTTCATATGAGTCTAGCGTTGTAACATCAATCTCTTCTTTACCTTCAAATATAATATTTGGATATTGCTGCAAATGTAATTCTGGTTCTAATATTGAATTTGATTGACCTAAATTTGCAGTTTCTATGTTCATAAAAGCAGTTCCATGATAGTTCCCTAAAGCTTTATTGATACATAATTCTTTTGGAACTCTAGATACCAATTGCTGAAAATTAGATTTTGCCGGTTCAAAAAAAAGCATTTCATTAATTTGTAAAGATTTATATAAATCATACTCTTCTCCAAAATGTGCGCCAATATGCACAACTCCAGAAATTTTAAGATCATATTTTTTTACTAAACTGTGTAAATTTAATAACATATAACATTAACCTCCTTTGTTTAGCTCTTTGATTTTATGATAAATGAATGTAGAAATTGAATTATTACTATTTAAAAATTCAGCTACATTGTTTACGCCTTGAAACTTAAAAAATCTTTCTATTTCATCTGGAGTCTTTCCTATTTTATTTTCTTCTAGCACTTTGGAAACAATAGGATTTTCTGGCTCATCTACCGCACATTGTATAGTATACCAAGCACCAGCGGCTTTAATTAATCTAAACTCACAAGCTATTTGTATAACTTCTTGTATTTCATCTACCCCAATACCATATCTAATCCAACCTTCCGCTGTACTATTAGGTCTACCGCCAGCATTAGAAGTTTTAATAGACCAATTTGCAATTTGACCAACGTGTTGACCAGTATCCTTTGGTACTTGCCATTTTCCTCTATGGGTAATAACCATATTAGTTCCAGCTTGATATTGCAACATGTTACCACAGTCTGCCATTTTTTGTGGGGCATATGGAGAACCGCCGGTATTAGCTATATTATGTGTTATACAAATGAGGATAGTTTTATTTTTCATTAGTGTGCCACTAATACGCTTAAAAAACATTGATAATAGTCTTGGTAAAGCGTTTCTAACACCAGTTCTAACTTCGCCCTCAAGTTCAACGGCTGGAACCATGTTAGATAATGAGTCAGCAATTATTAAACAGCCGGGATCATTATTGATATAGTATTCAGTAATATTTAAAAAGTCTTCTGCCGAAAGAACTCTCTCATCTGTTGATTCTATTATAATAATATTATCAGAGCTTAAATCCTTAATGCCATCAAAGTTTTGTTTGGATAATCTGCCTTCAGTATTAATATAAATAACTCTTTTATTCTTTTTCTGACACTTAGCGGCAAAGTGTAAAGCTGTGGTTGTTTTACCACTTTTTGGATCACCTGTCATAACAACAACAGAGCCTTCCCTTAAGCCGCCGCCAAGGGCTATATCTAAAGCTGGAGAAATACTAATAACATTAAGATTATTGATATTCTGTAAAACTTCAGTACCACTTCTGACCACATCTCCATATTTGCTAACCACAGAATTACTAACTTCATCTTCGCTAAATTTATTAGCCTTCTTGACTTTGCTCATAGGTTCCTCAATTGGTTTATGGTTGACTTCTTTGTATTATAGCTCTGTGTTGACCTAGTTTCAAGACTTTTTTCTGAAACTTCTACATCAAGATTAACATCAATTTTCTTGTTTTCATTTTGTAATATTTGATAATATTTTGCTATAACTTTCTCTGCTTCTGGATTTACTTTATAACCTCTTCCATTTTGAATACCTATTACTAATAGTCTATCAAAATCTTTAGACTGAACAGCTTTTAGTACCGCCTCTTCGCCATATTTCTTTTTTAGCTGTAAAGCCGCACCATATTGCTTCTTCCATATCCAATGAAGAGGATCGCCCTTAGTCCAAAATTTATAAGACGGTTTACCTAAATTCAATTTTTCTGATCTTCTTAAGATAATATATTCTGCAATATAAGCTTCAAAAGTACAATATTCACCAGTATGAATATGTTTATATTTATGTGTTTCCGACCACTCTTTTTGATAACTTTGACTAAACAGTTCCGGTTTTTGTTTTTTTGCCATAATTTAATATCAACGCTTCCTTAAAACAATCATCAATATTATCTTCACTCTGTAATTCTGATATCAACTCTGGTGTAATCCACATGGTTTTTTTTACAATAGTACCATACAATTTACCAATAGTAATTGTTTGCTTACTATTTTCACCCATCATACCAATTATGGACTTGATCAAGTATACACCATCGGTATCAGCCGTGTCAACCTCAATAAAATTTGATCTATACTGAAGACCAATTTTAATAATATTCAATTTATTATTTTCACAAATCGGTTTTAATTCCACCCAAGATTCGTGATTAGGTAAATAATATTCTGTGCTGTCAGATAAAGTGGCTCTTATCCAAACTTTATATTTATCTTTTCTATACTCTTTAAGCCACTGATCATGTGATGTTATCATCTTTTTTAACCTTTGTTACACAGTTTTGTATTTTAGATGATGTAGACTTTCTACGAGCGTCTGATATAGTAGAAGCATTTTCTGTCATAATAACAGAACCACGCTGTTTTATAAATTGATCTCCAGCTACTAATCTTGGTGAAGCAGCATTTGTTTGCTTTGCTGACTGAGAAGTTTTTTGTGGCTTAACTTTTTTAATAAATTTTTCAATAGACTTCACTGGTCTATCAATATCAATAGCTATATCATTTATATTTTTACCAATCTTAACGTGTTCTTCTATATAAAAAGTTTCTGCTTTACTCAATGGTCCTCTTTTACTAGCCATCTATATAACTCCTTTGCGCTCTTGTCATGTACAAACTATTATTTGTTTGTAAATATTTTATATAATACTCAAATGTCTTTTGTGAAACTGATCTTAATTCTGTTCTAATCCAAATATCTCTTCGTGCCTCTGGACCAAGTGGGTCGAGTGGTATATTATTATATATTCTTATTAAGAATTTTTTTTGAGTTTTATCTTTGCCAATATCTATATCTAAACTTTTTGCAAACACTTTATCATTATCGCTTGATATTGGAATTCCTTTAATATTAAATGAATTTTCAGCAATATTTTTATTTAAATCTGTGCTATCAAACTTATCTACAAATTTCATTTTTCACCTGTCATTATATATTTCTGTTTTTGTGGATCTGACATTTTGTTTATTTCTTTCTTTGAGGCATTGCCAGCAAATGATAATGCGTTTTCCTCTTTGGGTTTTTTTTGTTTAGATTCTATCTCTGACTTTTGATAGCTTCCCATTTTAGTCCAGTTTCTATCGGCTAGCTGTCCGATAGTCTTTGCGTCCTTCATGAAAGATCCAAGCCCACCATATATTACTCTATTTAACGTGTCTTTTCCACAGCTAGGACACGTAACTAAAGCCTCATCTTTTATAGATTGATAAACATCTATTAATTCATGAGAGCAATTAGTACACTTATAATCATATAACATATATCCTCAAGATTCTAAAGCGTGTAACACTGCTCCTAAAATGCCATTTCTTTGAATATCATTATAATCTAATTTACAAATACCAATTCCGTTGATATTCTTGAGTCTATCTAAGCAGAAATTTAAACCATTAGTATTGTATAAATCTGTTTGCTTAGTATCCCCATTAATCATAACCTTAGAACTTTCACCCATTCTTGTGATAAACATTTTAATTTGCTCAAGAGTGCAATTCTGTGCTTCGTCTAAGATCATATAAGAATTGTGAAAAGTAGATCCTCTCATTGTTTCTAATGGTTCAAACCTAATTCGTCTAGTATTATAATAGAGTCCAAACTTATCTCTTCCAAGGAAATATTTTAAATTTTCTTCCATAGGCTGTAGATATGGTTTAATTTTTTCATTTAACTCTCCCGGCAATGAACCTATATCTTTACCAGTACATACTAATGGTCTAGTAACAATAATAGTTTCTATTTTATCTTTTATTAAGTGTTCTGCTGCTATCCCGGCAGCTATAAAAGATTTGCCAGTACCAGACGGTCCAGTACAAAAGATAATATCATTATCTATTATGGATCTTATATACTCCTGTTGGTTTTCTGTTTTAGCTACTAAAACATTTTGTTTAGGTTGAGGTTTATTCTTTTTATTTTTTTTCGAGTTGTTATTTGCCGCTGCTGCCAAAGCCCTGTTCTCCTCGTTGCGAGGAGCCTAACGTTGGTTGTACACTCATCACGACGCGAGGCACCTCTTGGAATATAATCTGAGCGATTCTATCCCCGATGCGTATCACAACATTTTCATCAGAAGTGTTGTAAAGACACACCATGATTTCTCCTCTATATCCACTATCCACTACTCCAGCTAGAACGTCTATGCCTTGTTTGACTGATAGGCCGGATCTAGGCCATATTAAACCAGCCATATGTTCTGGCATCTCTAGTGATATCCCCGTGCTGACAGTCTTGCGTTGTTTTGATGATATAATGGTTTCTACGGTGGAATATAAATCCCAACCGGCATCATTATTATTTGCTTGTGTTGGTACTTGGGCAAGTGAATTTAATAATTGTATTTTTACAGTATTCATATATCAAGTCCTCCTAAGTCAATTTCTTCTAAATCATTCTTACTAGCCCCAATTTTATAAGATGTAATTTCATGTTCTTGTGGTGCCACTTGAACAGACTCACTATTCATCCAAGGATCAGTCCATCCAGATATTGGATTTTTGCAACCCTTATCATATGATAATCCTATATTTTTTCTTCTACTCATACAAAGCCAATCTATATAATCTGCCATAACCTTTTCATTTAGGCCAATAATTGATCCATCTTTAAATAAATATTCTGACCAAGCTTTTTCCTCTAGTGCGGCAGATTCAAACATTTTTATCGCATCTTCTTCGCATTCTTCTGCTATCTTTACGAAACCCTCATCGGGATTGTTTCGAAGAATCTTAATAATCTCTTGAGTATTATATAGATGAAGTGCTTCGTCACGCTTGATAAGTTTTATTATATCTGCATTACCAATCATTTTTTTGTTTTCTGCAAAAGCAAAGGCACAAATAAATGATACATAAAAACGAACAGCTTCTAAAATATTAACGCTTATGAGAGTTAGGTAAATCTGCTTTTTTATATCTTTAAGCTTGCCAGAATGTCCTATTTCTCTTAAAGCATTATATTCTTTAATAGCAACGTTGGCCCTTTTTAATATTTCTTTATCTGTTAAGCAACTATCTAGCACTTCGCTTGGGTTATTATATACATTTTTAATAATATATGTATAGCTATAGCTGTGTATTTGTTCAAAGAATTGCCACACGTTCATACAGGCTTCTAATTCTGGATTAGAAACGTATTGATTAAAACTTGGCACCCCCCTACAAATAACTGAGTCAAGCATAGTCTGATATTTTAGATTAGATGTAAAAATAAATCTTTCATTTTCACTCATAATATCATCATTTTTGAAATCGTTACGATCCTTTTTTAGCTCTATTTCTTCTGGTCGCCAGAAGAACTCTAATTGTTTCTTGTATAAATCAAAGAATACAGGGTATTTGAATTTATCATATCTCTGTAATGATAAATCTTCACCTAAGAACAAGGGTTGTTTAAGATAATCAATATTTTTTATGTTTAGTATTGTTTTCATTTGTCAAATCCTTATATAGCGCATGATCCCGAATCGCAGCCAGAAGCTTTTTCTGTTTGACCGTCGCCATCGGGGGTGTTACAGTAATAAAAGTTCTTTATACCATATCTATACCCATATAATTGATCTTTAATTAAAATACTCAAGGGTATATTTCCTTCTGGATAATGCGAATAATTATAATATAAATTAACACTAATACTCATATCTATAAATTTCTGTAGAATAGCACAAATATTTAGTATAGCTTTATTGTCTTTCATTTCCCAAGCTAACGTATAATAGTTTTTACGTGAACTATAATTTGGCACCAATTGCTTTAAAATGCCGTTTTTAGCTTTCTTGTAAGGAAGTAGGCTACGGACGGGTTCTATTCCATTAGTGCTATTCTGGATGACGCTAGACGATTCACAGGGCATTATAGCGGTAAGAGTTGAGTGTCTTAAACCATACTGTTTAATTCGACTCCTCAATCCTTCCCAATCCATAGTATACTCTGGCTTGATGAGTTCGTCAACTGTTTTTTTGTACCAATCTATTGGCAAAAGCCCCCTTGAATATTTAGTTTCATTAAACTTATTGCATGGTCCTAACTTCTGTGCTAATTTGCAAGATTCATTTAGCAAATACCACTGAATTTTTTCCATAGTTTGATGAACTAATTTAAGAGTATCTGAATCATCATATTTTAACTTATTTTTTGCTAAGAATCCAGCCAAATTAGTTATGCCAATTCCTAATGATCTACGGTTTTTAGTAAAATTTTCTCCAGCGGCAACTGGGTAATCTTGATAATCAATAACATTTTCTAATGTTCTTACCGCAACAGAACATGCTTCTTCAATATCATTATCATTTTCTAGCTCTAAAAGATTTAGTGCTGATAAAATACAAATGCCAATCTCTCCATCCTTATCATCAATGGATTTTATTGGTATGGTTGGGTGAATAATTTCTTGGCATAAATTTGACATATAAACTGGAGCGTCCCATGATCCGTGTTCATTAGCATTATCAATATTCATTACATATATTCGTCCAGTTTCTAGTCTTTCTTTTACAAAGATTTCTGCTAACTTTCTAGCATTAATTTTTTTCTTCATCTTGATATAGCGACTATTCTCATATTTTTCATAAAGCTTTTTAAAATCTTCATTGTTATTCATGCTGCTATATAAACCGCCAGTTTCTTCTGGACTCATCAATGTAATATCTTCATTTTTAATTAAACGTTCATAGAATAATTTATTGAACTGTACTGAATAGTCTAATTTACGCACTCTATTATCGTCTGTTCCAGCGTTATTCTTTAGGACCATTATATCTTCTATTTCATAATGCCAAAAGGGAACGTGAACTGTTGCAGAACCTCCGCGAATACCATTTTGACTTGTGGCTTTTACTGTAGACTCAAAAATCTTTAGATATGGAATTAATCCAGTATGTATAACTTCGCCACCACGAATACTAGAATTGATAGGTCTTATTCTTCCTATATTTAAACCAATACCAGCCCGTCGTGCGGTATATTTTCCAACAGCGTGGACGCTAGCAAAAATAGAATTTAAATCATCTTCAATGTCAACTAAAACGCAACTAGCAAATTGCTTTATTTTAGTTCTTACTCCAGCCATAATTGGCGTTGGCAGATTGATCTTAAAAGTAGAAAAACACTCATAAGCTTCTTCCACATCTTCTAAAGTATTAAATAGGGCCATAGCTATGGCTATGTATGCGAACTGTGGGGTTTCGTACAATTCTCCAGTAGCTCTATTTTTTACTAAATACTTGTCAATTAATTGCTGCAAGCCAGCATATGTAAATAGATAATCTCTATCATGGTCTATAAAAGATTCTATTTGCTTTAGCTGTTGGGGAGTCCACTTGTCAAATAAAGATGGGTCATAAATATCTTTTTCAATATTATTTTTGATGTGACTAACTAGTGATGGCGGGTTATCATATCTTTCCCACAGGTCTTTTCTTAAAGACATATTTAGCAGTCTAGAGGCTACGTATTGATAGTTAGGCTTGCTTGGAGAAGTTAAATCGTTTGATGACTTAATAAGAATTTGATGAATGTCTTTTGTGCTTATGCCATCATTCAAAGATAGTTTAGCATTCATTTCTATATCTGACCAAGATACGTTGTTTATATCCTTAATTGCCCATTCTAGCACCTTATGAATTTTTTCCACATTATATGCTTCAAATTTACCATTCCTCTTCTGAACTTGCATATATATTTTCTCCGCAGTTTTTATGAATCAAAGATGATTATTATTTATTAAAAAGCTTCTGGAAGATTCTTTCAAGAACAAACTTAAGAACCACCGGCAACACAACGTATAATAAAAGAAAAGTAAGAAAAATAGAGCCATAGCGGATCTCTTCATCTTGCTTAAAATTATACATTACAAAGTCTTTGCATTCTTTCTTTAGTTTTCTAGCCGAATTAGCGTCTGCTTGGGAAAAATCTACATTGTTTTGACTAGCTATTGTAGCCCACTCAGAGGCATATTGCAAGCACTTGGTGGCAATTTTTTTTCTTTCGCTATCATCACCATATTCCGCTTCGATATCTTGTTGTACTTCTGAAAAATTATATGATGGCATTTCCGAAAAGATACTTTTAGCGTCTTGATCATAGGCAAATTTAATGTCTGGTAAATATTTTAATCTTAAGGTTCCACCATCCTTACCAAAGGTAACTCCCTGTATCCAAGTTGATAATGTTATTAGTTTTTTCCAGCTAACTTTTGGTAAAGAGCTTGTGAACCCTATTGATATATCATCATTTACTTTGGTGATTTTAATATCTAAAGGTTGTGGAAAACTGATGTTGATATTTTTATCTTTTACATCATATCCCCCTTGTGAGAATATTAAATTTGCTATATCTTTTATTTGTTGAATTGGTATTTTCATATTATTTTTTCTGTATTAGTGACCAAGCTAATCCCATAAAATGTGAGGATAGTTTATCTTTTTCTTCTTGAGTTAGTTTATGGTTATCTTCACCGCTACAACAAGTTTTAATTAATTCAACAAGTAATACATCTAGATTTTTATACTTATTATCTAGTGAGCTTCCAAAGAATTCTGACGCTGCGATTGAGTATAAATCATTTATTTGTTGTGTGTCAGCGTCATAATTTTTTACTCTGTTAGCAAAGTCTTGATTAAAAATTGCTAATTTTGCCCTATCTGTTGGATCCGTTACAACGCTTGATATTGGGGCGACTATGCTTAAAATAGTCTCTGTTGGTTTATCTATATTAAGTATAGCAATATTATTATTGTCCACATTATTAATTTTAATGTGTGGAGGAAGTAATAAGCCAATACAAATTAAAGCTAAACCAATTATGGTTTTTAAATTAAGATAGTTTTTCATCTTCTAAAACCCCATTCAATAAAGGGAATACTTCGTCTAATTTTTCTGAGGCGACATTTAACTTAAATTGTTCGCACTTATTTTTTAGTTGATACCATAAGCTTACTATTTCTAGAAAGCCTTCTTGTTGCTTAACAACTTGTTGTGGCTTATTTCTAAATAGTAGCTTTGATGCTATAGATGAAATATCTACAAAATTTAGTAAAACTATCAATAGCCCAACTGAAACAAGAGCAATTTTAACATATAAATCTGACATATTCTATCCTTTCATTTACTTGTTGTTTTACCGTGGAAGGGGCAAATTGTTTTATGGTTATCCCCTTGAACAATAATTCCTGTACCTTTACATATACACTTTTTTGGATCTTCGTTTGGGCCAATTATATCTGGTTTTGGGGTAGCTTTAAAAACTTTTAATTCGGCATTATCAAAAGCCACTTTACATTTAGATTTCCACTCCTCTACATATGAGGCGTACATATTAGTTATATCTTCTCCGCTAAAAGAATATACGGAGGATTGTAATAATAAGCAGAAAATTAATATATATTTAATCATATATTTTATCCTATGATAGTGTAATTGTGTTCTTCTAAATTATTAGAAATATCTATTAGTGTTGATGATTCGTTTTGGTCTGATAAACAAGATATAGTTGTATATAGATCTTTGTTGTCTGTATTAATTGTTACTATTTCTATAGACTGCATTATATTCTCCCTATAAACTACTTTTTGATCCTAGATAATTGCCTTCAATTATATTTGGTCCAGATGATTTTAGATTAAATTTGTGTGTTCCAGATGGTAATACGCTGGAGCTTGGTTTATTATACCAATTTGACCCCACTATTGACCAAGTTATATTTGTATTTCCAGAAACATAAATTTCTAAATCTGTTTGTCTACTTATATCCGATGTAGGCCAGCCAATTCCTTTAATTATTGTAGAAGTCCCAGTTAAAGTTACTCTTTGTGACTGTTTATTTGAAGCCCAATCAATGCTAACATTGCCATTGGTACTACCAATATTATATATATTAATATCAGTGCTAGTAAATGCTGGTAAATTATCCCAATCACTAGAACCATTGCCTATTTTAAATGTTTTAGTATCTGAAGCATAAGCTGGTTCTCCAGAAGCTAAAACAAGATTAGATGTTATAAAATCGTCTTCAGTAGCTCGTCTTAATTTAATTACTGTATATTGTTTCGTTGAAGTTGTCATTTGTGGCACCATTAAGAAAAAGGGATTGATTGTTGTTGTAGTTGTTGTAGTAGTTGTGCTAATCGTTGGAGTAAAAGTTGTGCTTGTTGTGGTTGTTGTGGGTGGTGCGGTCGTGCTAGTTGTTGTTTGAATTATATCTAAACTTAGTGCCATGCTATGAGCATTGCCAGCGGATACATAAGACCAATTATTATTTCCTATTTGTGATGGAGAAGATTTAGGTAATGTTGTTCCATCTCCAAACTGTCCGACATTATTTTCTCCCCACGCAAAAAGTTTATTATCTGAGCGAACGGCAAGAATATGAGTATTTTTAGCATTAACAAAAATCCAATTATCATTTCCTATTTGTGTTGGCTCATATTTAGGAGTTAATGTTGAACCATCCAGAACCCCATTAACATTAATTCCCCAACCAAAAAGTTTATTATCTGAGCGAATAGCAAGAGTAAAAGGATCACTGGCACAAACTAATATCCAGCTATCATTTCCTATTTGTGTTGGAATTAATTTATATACAAGTGTTCCATCTCCAAGCTGACCATTATTATTGTCACCCCAAGCAAATAATTTACCATCTGAACGAATAGCAAAAGAAGATGCAAATCCGGCGGCAACACTAGACCAATTATCGTTTCCTATTTGTGCTGGAGTTAATTTCCTTGTTTGGGTTCCATCGCCAAGTTGACCATAGTTATTATTACCCCAAACAAATAGCTTGCCATCTGAACGAATACCCAAAGAATGATATCTTCCAACAGAAATAGACGCCCAATTATCATTTCCTATTTGTACTGGAGTTAATCTGCGTATGAGTGTTCCATCTCCAAGCTGTCCAAAGCTATTAGTACCCCAAGCAAATAGTTTACCATCTGAACGAATAGCAAACGTAAAACCACCCATACCAGCATAAATATTAGTCCAATTATCATTTCCTATTTGTGTTGGAATTAATTTGCTTGTTTGAGTTCCATCGCCAAGTTGACCGTCACTATTATTCCCCCAAGTAAAAAGTTTACCATCTGATCTTATTGCGGCAGAGTAGCCACCGCCAGCAGAAATAACTACCCAATTATTGCTTAATTGTACTGGAGATAGTTTAGGAAACTGTGTGCCGTCACCAATTTCTCCAGAACCATTATTGCCCCAAGTAAATAATGACCTTGGAACTGGTGGAGTAGTTGTGACAGTTGTTGTTGTTGTTGTTGTTGTTGGAACAACGGTGGTTGTTGTCGTTGTGGTGGTTGGAACAACGGTGGTTGTTGTCGTTGTGGTGGTTGGAACAACGGTGGTTGTTGTCGTTGTGGTGGTTGGAACAACGGTGGTTGTGGTGGTTGTGGTGGTTGGAACAACGGTGGTTGTGGTGGTTGTGGTGGTTGGAGCAACGGTGGTTGTGGTGGTAGTTGTTGTGGTTGTAACTATCTGATCAAGACCAGCATCCACTATTTCCCAATTTCTATTGACTAATGTTTGTCTAGCATTTATTGCTGAACTATTATATTTACTTGATTGCGCACCTAATCTAACAGGTAAACCATTATTAGATGTATTAAAATTAGTTACACTTAATTCATTTAATAATCTACTATAACTAAAAGTATTTATTGGAGTGTTAAAAAAAATATTTACAAAATCTATAGCAAGAGTATTGTAACTCAATAAATCTTGTGGCAAACTTGTCAAATTTGGACAAAACGCAAACGAGTTTACAAATTGTTTTACTTTTGTGTTATATCTAAATAAATCTTGTGGTATGTTTGTTATTGCGGTATTTTGAAAAACTATACTGAAATATATAACTTCTTTATTATATTTAAATAAATCTACTGGTATATTTTCTACTGATGTTTCAGCAAATGTTGCTGTAAAATCTATTGCCGATGTATTATTATCAAATAAACTATTTGGTATGCTTGTAAGTTTATTACAACCTCTAAACACGGAATTAAAAATTAATATTTGTGGATTATAATAAAATAAATCCCACGGTATTGATTCTAAATTTGTGTTACCAATAAATGTTGCGATCATTGATGTTAGGTTTGCTATATATGGAATAGGCCCAACACTTACTATACATTTAGGATTTATTGGAGATTGAGAGAATCTTATATTGCCACCAGAAGTATTAAAAGATCCATAAATCTTAACAGTATAATATCCAATATTTGCATATGATCTAGTAACCGTAGATTGAGATGTTACTACTTGTGTTAAATCATTCCCCCAATCAATTGTTATGTTGGGGCTTCCAAAAATTGATATATCAAAAGTTTGATTTGGTTCAGTAATTAGTATATTAATATCCCAAGTTTTTGGAATACTTTGTAAATATAAGGTTCCATAAAATGGAACCAATGCTATAAATATGCTATCATTAGTTTCTGATATTGATATGGAATTAGATTGTACTAGCCTAAATGAATCTCTTACCCAATTTAATCCACCATCATAACTTACAAAAATATCCCTTAAACTACCGGCATCTAACCGTATTATGGCTACTAATTTTTGTCCGTTATCAGAAATTGATACGTCTGTACAAGTCCAAGATGATGATATTCCATCCGTTAAACTTATTCCAGAAGCAATATTCCAAGTATTACCATAATTAGAACTGGCAATTATTTTATTTTTACCACCAACCACTAAATTTTGACCACTAGCTGAACTATCTACACAATACCAATCATTTCCTGCTGTATTAATGTTAGAAAAAGATGTTCCATTGTTAGTGCTAATACGCGGTATAACATTATCATTATTTGATGAAAATCCAGCAACAATTATTCTTGAACCATCATCAGAAATAGAAACATCATTATGGTTATAGCCAGATCCAATTTGCGACCAAGAATTTCCGCCATTTCTTGAAATGTATAATGAGTCACTAGTTCCTATGACTATGTTTGTTCCAGTAGAATCAATAGCTACGGATAATAAATCAGTATTTACAGATAAAGCAGATTGTGTTGTTTTTAATATAATATTATTATTAATATTATTAATTATATAAAAATATACTGCTGATGTTCGGACGTTATCATCAGTGGGGCGAGAGCATACAACTACAGTTTTACTTTTATCTTTAGATATAGCAATATCTGATATAATTAAATTACTTTGAACACCTAAAATATTTGTCCAAGTTGCTCCAGTATCAAGACTTTGAAAAACTGTTCCACCGCTATAATTTAGATTATTACTAGCAGCAACTATAATTTGTGATGCATCAGATGAAAATACAACTTTATTTAAATACGCTTGCCCAAAAGGCATTAATTGTGGTTGCCAAGACATTTTAGAAAATCTTATCTAAGGTCCAAGTTACTTTTCGCGGTGGAAATCCATCAACGTCACTAAATACCCAAGAGCCATTTTGCCCCAACATATCAGCGGCATCTCTTTCTCTTATCCAAAAACTACCATCTGGTTGGTCATGGCGTTTTTCACCACCATTCCAAACTCCCCAACTATTTTGGACTAAGAATAAAGTTTCATTATATATTTCATGGGTATCATCCATAGCTATCCAAGCCATAGCATGACCCCAAGAACCACTTCTTGCTGCTATTCCATACTTATCCCTACGAGAAGAGAAGCCAGCATTGCTGCAAACACTAATAGAGTAACAATTTGCTATAGCATCTCTTGCTTGTTCAACAGTATTAATTAAGCTAATAGTTTTTACTTTATGCTTATTAGCTTCTTTTACTAATTCTTGTGGAACTCCAGACCTTCCCCATTTACCACCAATAGCACTATATTGTGATAAATCATATTCCTCATACTTTTTTCTTAAAAGAATTCCGCCATTTTCATTAACAAACTTGGCAGCACCAGTACAAGTCATTCCTTCGCCACCGTGTCCGCGAGAACCGTAGATGCCCTCCGTGGCACCACGGGCAACAAAATCTTCTCTTTCGCCATTGATTATTTCACAGCTTCGCGTAATATCTACCGCATTTCGTGTCGCATGGCTTACACAGTCGCCTTGGAGTTGCCTTTCTGATGGTCCAAACTCTGGATCAAACTTAAGTAAAGATTTAAATGGTAATGATAATTTTCCCTTACCGCTACCGGATAAATCATAAGCCGCCACACCAAATAATGGATGTGGTAGTTTACCTAGTAATGCATCTAGTTCTTTTGGGTCACAATATGATCCAAGGAAACCGTCTTTATAAGCGTTTAATAAATCTCTTGGTGTTTTAAACATGATATCACTTAGTGTTATCCTTTGCCCATTTGACCACAGTGTTAATAACAATCACGACGATTGGTACTACTAAAGCTGACATGGAACCTAGATCTATCTTAGTTAAATTTTCGCCAACATAGGTTAAAACTGCTGCTAAACCAACTAGCATAGCATTTTTACCAACAGACAATAGATCGTTCATGTCGAATTGATATGACTTTGAAGTTAACATTTTAAGTCTCCTTGATTTCTGAAACACTGATTAAAAAACCGCCATGAGTTTGTTCGTTAATTTTATATGGAAAACCAACAAGTTTTATATTTTTTCCATTACAATTTTTAACTATTTTTACGAATTTTCTATTCATATCTATGCATGATTTAAATTCTTCAAAAACATCCTCACGATCATCTTCATATATGTAATTTAACCAATCATATCCATCAACACTATTAATACTATCTGCTGTTAATTCATAAAAACTATTATTTGTCCAAACTAATCTTCCTGTCGTGTCTGTTTCAAATAATGCCACATTATTGTAATGTAGTGCGGCCTTGCTTCTTTGTTCTAATACTTTTTGTCTTGTTTCTATTCTATTGCAAGTGCCTTTTAATTCTATAATAGAATCTTTTAAACTGTTTCCGCCATTTGTTGTTAATTCTTTTTTAATATCATTAAGAGACTTGGTAATAATTTCTTGGTTGTGTAAGAAAGAAATTGTTGGCTTTATTGCTTTTACCCACACTAAGCTTAATATGGTTCCACCGGCACCCAAAAGAGTGCATATGAGAGTAATACTTTCTGGATTTTTAATGTCTATCATATTTATATGAATAGATTAAAGTAATTATGGCATGGTAGATGCTACATAACACCTACCATGCATAATTTTAAAAATCAAGACTCGTAACTATTTCGTGCCTTATAATTATCATTTGTTGGCTTATTTAGGCCACCAAAGTGATAAGTTAACTCGCCGGGAACGGAACGTGTTGGCCTTGCGGCATCGTCAACACCGGTTGTTGTTGTACCATCATCAGCCTGTACATATAGAACTGGTGTACCAGCACCAGTACCTCTTGTGAGGCCGGGGAAATTGCCACTTGATGGAACCGCTAAAACGTTGAACTCGCGTGTGGCATATGTGCCAACTTGAGTTGTTTTTGTTAGGTCATTAATACTTCTACTTGTTACACCGCCGGGAACTGTTAATAGAGTAGAAGCAGAATTATTAATCTTACTAGCATTATCACCCGCTGCTCTAACAATATAGTTAGTTCCAGCGGCTGGAGTATAAGCAAAAGTGCCAGCACTCTTTGCCTTGATAACGCCGTGAGGATCTGTATAATTAAATGGCGCAACGGCTGTGTCTGTAACAACATTTGTTCCGTATGATTTATTTACAGAACTATTTAGTGATTTAACGGCTAAATCTGAAACCAACGCACCGCTGGTATTGCCAGCTTGAACTACAACGCCGCCATTATTCTTTGTGGCACTGGCATTTTTAACTTTTTGGGATGACATATATTTCTCCTATATGTATTTGTGTGAGATTTAAATATGTCCATATCCTTTTAAAGTCCAGTTCCTATGCTAATATACACATTATATAAACTTTTTCTGAATACTTTTGGTTATTTTATGCATTTTTCGCCTTGTGCTTTCGCGGTTTGTGTTATATTTTTGTGACATTTCAGCTATAGTCATATTGCTTAATCTATCAATAAACATACTCTTTTCTGTATCGTCTTTTAGTTCATCTAGTATATCTATTAATAAGAAATAATCTTTGTTTGATGTTATGTTATCGTGTAATTTACCACCAAATTTATTACTTTTTTGATTAAACTTAATCTCTTTCATGCATTCTATAAAAACACCATTATATAGATATGTTGTGAATTTTGCGCCCTTATTTGGGTCATGATGTAAAAAAGTTTTCCATAGTGCATTTATTTGACAGGTATGTATAGCATCGTTATCAAGTTGATTTCTAAATCTTTTTGATGCTTTATTCATTATCTTTAATATATTATCGTCTTTTAGTGCTAATTCAATTTTACTATCTATGCAATTATCCATTTATTATTCTCCTAATATAGCTTTATTAATATCATCTCTAACATTTTTAAAATCAAACATTTTACCAACACCAATGAAAAATCTATACCTACTACAAATTTTCAATAACTCTATACCGGGAACTTTATTCAAAGATTCTTTTATCTGGTGTGTTATATCAAAATTAGTATGACCAATCCAACAATCAAAACTTGATAACATTACAACATCATCCATTAATTGTTCTGTTATTGGTAAAATAGGACTAGACTTTATATTATTACTCTTATCATCCTTATAATCTTCCATATCGCCCTCGTCATAATCTTTTGAATCAATAATAGCATCTAGGTGCTGCAATGCAACGTTTTGTATAATAGTAGTTAGAATGGGCGAGGATAATTGTTTTTCTAAGAAATCTTCATACTTTTGCCATCCAATTTTATGGCTAGATTTTTTCATTGTACAACTCCTATGTTTTTATTGTAACATGTCGGAAGGTTTTATACAAGGCTCATCTTTCATATTCTCCTTTTGACTCTTTAATAATTTATTAACACCTTTTGTGCTTATATGAGAAAATATTTGTAATAACAGGTCTTCTTGTCCATCTTCTGTTAAAGCTAACTTAATCATATTAATAGTTTCTGAGTAGCAAGCATCTTCGCATAATATATCTAATATTTTACATAACCCTAATATAGACTTATCATCATAATCACTCAACTCTATATTTATCATTGGGGACTTACTATCTTCTTTCATATAATAAGTTACAGAAGCTACTATATCATTAGTATCTATATGTTCTTTTTCTACAGGCTCTTGTTGTTTATTAAAAAAATTAAAGAACATTTTTGATTATTTCCCTAGCTGTATTATCCCAACTGTATACTTTGGCAGTTTCTATACCAGCTTGATTAATTGATAAATTATTATTCTGCCTGCAATTATGGATATATCTCATGTGTTTTATCATTTGTATTTTTTGCTCATTACCAATTTTAGCCCAATTTCCCTGACCATGAAACCACTTACCATCTTTGGCTAATTCGTAATTATTAATTGGTACAGCATATGAATTTTCAACGTTACAAAATTCTGTATGTGCTGAATAATCTGTAGTAATAACCTGTTTACCGCAGCCCATCATTTCTAAAAGTTCTAAATTCCAACCTTCTGCTCTAGAAGGAAAAATTCCGCAGTGTGTATTAGACATAATATTATACACTTCTTCTTGTGAACCTTTTCTTGAAATAATGCGTATTTTATTACCAAGTTTAGATTTAAGATATAAATTATGCCATATTGACTGTTCTTCTTCTGTTAAAAATGGATTTTCGCACATCATCCACAATTCTACGTTATCATTTTGATCAAATGCCATATTGAATAAATCAACTAGTATATCATGACCTTTTCTTATCTCCCACTTTCCACAGTTAAAAAATATAGTTTTATCAGATTTTGGCATATCTGATGGTTTAAATATTGTATTATCTATACCTAGTGGTATAACTTTAATATTATCTACATCTATGTCTATATTGTTCGATATTACGTTTTTAGCCCAAGATGAACACACAAAGATTTGATCTAATGAATTAAGGTGATGTTTTTCTAGATCGTTAAATTTATCCAGTTCGAATATTGGAAATCCTATTCTCTTGCCTCTTCCGGCAAACTGTGTCATGTCATTTTGATGCCATATTTTAATGCACGGTGCATCAAAATCTATATATTTAGCATTATCTAGAGATTTTTGTATTATGGAAGCATCAAATCTATTAGTAACGTTTGGACTTCCCACACAAAACAATGCCACATCAGTTATTTGACTGAGGCTTTTAACAACATTTAATCCAGTTATTCCGTATCCTAATTGATTAATTGGACTTACTA